GGTTTCTTCCTCGCTCTTAAACGTTCCGCTATGCGCGGTGTCGTATCGCAACTCATTCGCTGTCGGTCTACGAACAAGACCGTCCCTCATCCTGGGCAGCCCTTCGTGGTGAAGCCTGGGCCATAACCGGGCGCCGCCTCTCAATGTGTCGTTCTGCCGCCAAATGTCTCGCTACTTATAGCCGTGTAGCGCCATGCTCCGTCCCGTTTCGCCATCGCTGTCGGTCTACGACCAAGACCGTCACCCACCACCAGCAGCCCTTCGTGGTGAAGCTGGCGCTTAACGACGCGTCGTCATGCTTTTTTCCGCCTCGATCCGCTAGGCCACTTGAAGCGTTGCCATCGCTCTCGATCTACGATAAAAAAGATCGAACTTCAAAATCATTCCTGATCTATGAAAGCCCTGAGCCTCGAATTAGACCAGTCTCGTGCCGAAAAACTGAAATCACTTTCAGAAGCAACAGCTGGCAACATGACTAACGTCTCAGTCGGCGGCGAGTTTATCGAGTATGAACAGAATAAACTTTCTGCATCTAAGCTCGCTAAAGCGTTGCTGAACTCGGCTATTGATCGCGCCTACTCACAACTGCCTCAGTAGCTTTTCGTTTACGGTTCCCGGCAAACCTGCGCCGCAAGGAAGTAAGCGGCATGTAGGAAAAGGCGTCATGGTTGAGTCATCAAAACGATGCAAGCCATGGCGCCAAGACGTAAGACACCTGGCTATGGAGTTGCTTCCTGAGGGCTGGCATGCCATGATGGGGGAGGCAATCTGGATGGATGCAATCTTTGTATTCAACCGGCCCAAAGCTCACTACAGAACCAACGGCGAACTCAAGCCATCAGCCCCCCAGCATTGCACTGGGAGGATTGGTGACTTGTCGAAACTTGTGCGTGCTGTAGAGGATGCTTTAACAGGCGTGGTCTATGACGACGACGCCCAGATAGTTCACCTCACTTCTCAACGACGTTATGTCTCTGGAAACCACGAATCCCCCTGCGCCATCATCACCATCACCGCCATTTCCTAACCTCGGCGGTGTCATCACGACAGACGACGTAAGTCAGAAAGGATCTGGCAGTTACAAGGCTGATTATGTGAACTGGTGCCGCACAATGCACCTGCTTCATGAGCACGCCCCAGGCTGGCAGTTTGCCTTAGCTAGCGCCCCTGGCGGCGGTCATGTCTGGAAGGCACCGAATGGCAGCGGCTACGTCGTCGGCTACTTCATCAGCAGCGAAGGCAAGACAACGCCGCATTTCCCGCAGGCGATCATGGACAACCGAAACAACGCGGTTGCCTTTGACAAGATCAGCGCCCGTGACCTGACGGACTCACATCGGCGCTGCCTCTGCACCGCTTCTGCCGCCGCGTTTGGCCTGGCATGGCAGTTGTGGGCACGGGAGGAGGTTGAGAACCCGCACCGCGAGGAGGAGCCCAAGCCTGCAAGATCTATGAAAAAGCCTGAAAAGGCAAGATCTATGACGCCTGAGCCGTCGCCTGCAGCTCCTGGCGTCAAGGCAGACCAAACCTGGATCAACGATTACTTCAAGCGCAATGGCTGATGAAAAGACCAAACAAGCGGTGGCGGACGACAAGCGCCGCTCTAATCACTTTCAAGTCCGGCTGGACTCTCAGCTAGCCGAACAGCTGCGCCATTACGCAGAACAACGCCATCACGGCGTGATCAACATGGCGCTCAGCACCATCATCTCCAAGTTCTTCAACGGAAAGTAATGCTCAACATGACCGCTCACGGCAACCTTGGCCGTGACCCTGAACTCAAGGAAGTCGGCAGCACTCAAGTTGCTAGCTTCAGCCTCGCTGCACGCACCGGCAAAGACGAGACCACCTGGATCGATTGCTCTGTGTGGGGCAAGCGTGCCGACACCGTGATGAACTACCTGCACAAGGGCGACCGCGTCACCGTCGCAGGCTCAGCCAAAGTGCGGATCTATGAGAAAAAGGACGGCAGCGAGGGCAAGAGCCTGGAGCTGAACGTGTCTGACTTCACATTGCCGCCAAAGCAAGAAGCGGGATCTATGAGCTTCTGAGCTAAAAATCGGGCAGGCCAGATCTATGACGGCCTGCCTGCACAGATCTATGACAAAACCAACCATTGAGCACGTCGAAAAAGACGGGATGACGCTTTGGTGTGTCACCCAAGGCGGAACAGTTCGCTACTTCGCGCACGATTGGAAGGCACGCTGGTATTACGAGTCATGCGTGAGGTACTACCGCACCAAAATTCTGGGAAAGGGTTCTTAGTCCCAGCAGGCAAGCTTGGCGTCTAACTCTCCGATTCGACCTACGGCCTGGCTCAGCAGCTTTGATTGATGAAAGTTTTGACGGACAAGCGAAGCGCAAATCATTTTTAGTTGCTCTTCGTCGTCGCAGTTCTGAACGTTTCTGACGCTGCGTTCAATCTCAAAAAGCTCCTCCGTGGAGGGCTTGACTTGCATCCAGGTCGCCCAGCCCATCGGATTGTTTCAGTATCTTTCTTTCCGAATGGTAAGCACCGTTTTTGTGCATGTCCATGGCGTCTCGTGCCCACGGAACAAGCCAATCATTGGCCTTTGAGCACTGGTCCCAGTTCACAGGCTTGGCGCACTGAACAACGACAGTTGTCCAAAACGCGCTGATAAATGCCCAGACCCAATAGAACTCACTCATTGACGAGGATCACCCACCCAGTGCCGAGACCTTCCGCCTGCCACCGCTGATAAAAAGCAGCCTGCCTGACGCGGACGTTGCGCCCTCTATGAGGGTTTGAGTGACCGCCCTTCTCCATCTCGGGGTAGCCCCTCGGGTCTTGGACGATCCATTCAGGGTCACTACTGTTCTTCCCTGCATAACCGCTGATAACCAGCCAGTGGCCGCAACCCAAGCCGCTGCACATAGGTGGCTCGCCACGCAGCATATTTCCGGCAGACAGATACCCGGCCAAAACCGGCCTGCCATTTTCAATCTCCAGCTCGACCATGTCAGCGGTGCCGTCCTTGCGGAACTCAGCCTGCAGCCCAAGACTTCGCAACGCTGCGAGGTGCGCCTCTACTGACGTTGTGTCCCCGAACTTGGCGCGGATCTCGTTGTACTCATCATCTGTCGTAACTTTCTTGTAGTACGCCGCCACCATGGCGCTGGCCGAAGAGAAGCACTCCCTGTAACCAGTGCCTGTTTTGTTGTCGAGCTGTGTGAAGTAGGGCATGTAGACCTGCTGGTCATAGCCGCTTTCCTTCCAAGCCTGGAACCAGTCCGCATCCTCCTCCAGTAGGCCCTCTGGCACTGACTCCTCAAGTTCCTTAATTGCAGCCAGCTGGTGGGGCGTACCACGGAAAAATTGGAAGAACGGCAGCAAAGCAAAGGCCATGGCCGTGAGCAACAGGGTCAGTTGGATGATGCCTGACGCCACCTACTTTTCAACTCTTGTATCAGGCAGCAGCAAAACCTTGAGATGGCTGAGAGCCAAGTCATCTAAATCGTTGTCGGTGCGAGTAACGATCCGCTCCAACATCGCAATGATCAACTCTTTGAACGCCCGTGATTTCCAGGCAGTCATCAAGATGGGCTTGAGAACTAGAAGCATTGGATTGACCTAGTTACGCTTGAAGCGTAGCTCTGTTGCGCAATGGCAGAAACTCCAAAGGCCAAAACAGAAGAACAGGAAGACCAGGGTCATGGATGGCTTGGCGACTTTGTTCGCATCACCATCATGTTTTGGGCCATGGCAATCATCACGGCCAACTACATCGGCTACTTCAAAGGCCAAATCGACGTGACGTTCAGCGCGTCACTGCTCAGTTCAACTGCCGCCAGCTACGGTTTGACCATGAATCGGTCTGCCAAGAAAAAGAAAGACGAAAGCGTTATCGTGGACAACAAAGACACCAAAGCTGGCATCAAATGATCCGCACACTTTTGGTATTGGGCATCACACTTGCTGCTGCTTCGCCAGCTCGTGCTGATCTAACCCACAAGATCATGTCCTCAATCTCTCTGCAGGTTGGTGGCGCAGTGACAAGCGCAACACGCCAAGGTTCAAGTTTTTCGATAAGCGGGAGCGGGGTAGATACTACTGACGGGTCAACTGCTAACACCATTTCAGCTGGAACAATCACCAGCGGTGTGTATTCACCAGGCACGATTGCTGTAACGCAAGACACTCCTGGCGAAGCATTTTCTTTTAGCCAAAGTTATACACAGGCTGATGCTGTTCCAACATCAGCAGTGACAACTGGCACTGTGCCGAACTTTGGCAGTGTTGTTTCCACTGCCTCTGGAACTGCAGGCGACCTGGCTGGCACCATCGCTTCAGACGGAACAATGACGATAACGGCGGGCGGGGCAAATACCCTGGCAATCGGACAGCTGACCTCAGAACTCACCATCAAATAAATGTGGACAGGACTTTGGGTTGCTTGGGGCGCTCTGTGTTTTGTGGCGCTTGCCGCTCCAGAAGCAAAGTCAATCCCAGTAGTGCCCAACTTCCAGCAGGGCACCCTCAAGTCAACAACGACCACAAAGACAAAGGTCAATGAGGTCATTAACTCGTATCGCTATAGAACGGGCTACGAGTACACAGCCTCTGGTACTAACGTCGCGCCAAATGGGCCAATCGCTCCAATGAGTTTGGTCACAACCACCAACAGCCTCAATGGTGTTTCTAGTGTTTGGCGTGGTCTTGATCCTGCGTCAAAGCCATCGTG